GAGAACGAGTGCATACCAGCCTTCCCAACCAACTCTATCTTCGGGTCGTTTTGCGACACGAGGACAGACCGGGCGGTTAGGCTGACACTCGTCGAAGGTACCAATAAAGGCACCGTCACCCATCCCGTCAGGGATGCGGGGATCACGCCAAGCTTTCGGTGCTCTCGCACGGAGTGAAGACAACAGCTCACGCGCACCCGGGAAATGAATTCCGGATGCTGCCAGGCGACCAAACCAACGGTACGCTTGGTTGTGGAGCTTGAAAAGACCCATAAGGGTATTGTCTTCGCACTTAACGTAGAACGGGCTTACGTCAACAGCCCCGAGGAAGTGTTTACCACAACTCTCTCGAAACTTGCCGGCAATGAACGTTTTAGATTCATTAGTCTTGAACCCTGCATACGACAGAACGTCGATAAGCAAGGGCGCGGCACCCACAGGTACGATGATATCGTCACCATACACCGACAGGAGAGACGTACTCAATCCATAGACTTCAGTACACGCTGTCGCAAGAGCCCAAAAGATCAGGGTCTCCAACTCGAACGTGTATCCGTTGCCCATAGAGCTGAACTTCCGGTACAAGATCAATTCACCGGAAGGTAGAATTCCGTAAGGTGATCTACACTGCTCAAGTGCTTCACACCAATCGGCAGGAAGGAGAGCTCTCACGAGCTCAAGCGAGACAGTATCGCTCGCCATCGACAGGTCGATAGTCGCTAGCAGTCCGGTGACCGCGCCAAAACGCGCTAAATCACCATGTGTCTGTTGACCATGTTCCAAGTCGATGCCCACCCGACGCAGCGCTTTTCGAATTAAGCTGCCTAGACCTTTCTGAACGTACATGTTCATAGAGGGTTCGATAGCGATCATCCGATCCGCCTTGTAATTCTTAGGCACACTATCCAACCTGTTCCCATCCACAACGCCAACTTCGACGTCGCGACAGGGACCCTCCGCGAAAAGCGGCCTCTCATTCCAAAGAGGGGAGAACGCAACACACGTCCTCGCAAGATCCAGATTATTGAACGTCGACTCCAGTTTAAAGGAGTATTTATACGCTTGATGGCCCATCCTCCGGGGTAACGATGTACTGGCCCCGGAGGTGAAACACATCCCGCTGTGTGCTTTGTTCCAATCAAACGCGCCCAGAACAAACTGGATTTTCCGTCGAGCCGTTTCCATAACGGCATAGACGCTGTCCTTCTGTGTGTTACAGAGGGCAGTATCAGTCTGAACCAAGCGCAAATTAGCTTCAGCACACATAGCCTCGGCAGCGTGGAAACGCTGCCACGTTGTCTCAGTCTTCTTGACGGATTTTAGCCCGTCATCGAACTTCGACATTACCTCTTGGAAGAGGTATCCTACTGCAAATCCACGGGGGTCATTAGGATCCCCCCCATTGCTGGGGTCGGAGCCTGTGAGCCGTCCGTTTTCGGACTCGAAGCAGGAGACGTTTCCCTCCCAATGCGTAACTCTAGCGAGTTGCGCAATGAAGTTGCGGAGGAAAGGAGGAAGAGCGACGTTAATAGGCCGATTACGACCAGGAGCTTTTCGAGCCATTTAAAGGTCTCCAGTAAGAATAGTCCGAGTTTATCCCGGACAAAGCTTTCAGTTGCAGGGTGCATATCCTTGATCCTGCTGTGGTCCCTCGCGGGCTACCACGATGAGCACCGGTCCCTATACCCTCACGGGTTAGTAGATCGGTTCCAGCTGATCAGCCACCGTAACAATGGTGGCATGATTCAGGAGGTTGCTCATCAACTTAAGCGTATTCTTACGCTCCTGTGCGGTTGCCTGCTGACTGAAGTTAATGGTCAGCTGCGCGGAGTTATTCCGTGCGACAACAACCGAGCCGTCGACAGTCGCTTCAACGGGATCGTTGAAACCAATGACCATCTGATAAGCACCTTTCTCACTCTTCGGCTGTCGCAGATCGATCAGGAGGGTTTCCCACCCCGGAACGGTCGTAGACGTACGATTAGCGAGCTTGGCCAGAGCACCAGTAGTGGTGACAGGGCCAAAGGTGTGCGTGACGGGCGACGCTTCAGCGTCTGCAATTGCAATGTTGCCGATAGCCGGCATAATACTCTCCTAAAGGAGGATTTAAGTTAACGAACCGAAGGTGGTCCGCCTGCTAATGCTTGACTTAAAAGCGAAAAACCATTCGCTACGTGGGTCAAGCTTAAAGGGTCTTTAAAGGCCGGATAAAATGGCCGTGGTTCCACGAGATACGGTGTACGGAGGAGATCAAATTCCCTCCTGTGACACTCGTAGTCGGCGTGCGTAACCGTGTAAGGGTTAACAGCAACTGGACCCGGGACCGCCTTAACGTAGGTAATACACTCACGTCTCGCAGTGACAGAGCCACTGCGGAACTCGAACCCATTGCTCGCGTCTAGACATGATAACCAATCCCCAATGGGGAGGAACCAGTCAATGACGAAGCTATAAGGTAAGAGCTCCCAGGCAAGTAAAGCTGGATTCGTGAGACCCAAACTAGTGAGCGTCGAGAGGAACGTGTTACCTGGGGTGTAATCCAGGCGCACAAAATACCCTCTCATGGATTGTGTTCGCTTGATAAGCGGCCACTCACCATTTTGCAGAAAGTTTTCAGCTTTCCACTTCTCAGTAGTATTCCCCTTAACGGTGATTATCCAATCATCGAGACTCTGCCGGCGTTGGAGGGCATCAATACTCCCTTTCACGTCCTGCAGAATGGGGTTCCACCCGTACTGGTATTCAAGCCACGATTTTGGGAGAGACTTGGGGTTACCCCCTATCTCCCGCCATGCCTTTTTGAACTGCTTTTTTCGCAGGAGCATGACGGATCGTGCTATACGGGACAAAGATGAACCGAGGAGATCCGCAGTCATCTGCCTCTCAGCAAATGCCTGTGCCAGATTAACTCTGGACTCCTTTAGGCTCAGTAACGCCTCAATCAGTGCTCGATTCATGAGATCGTCATTGCCGGCTGGAAGCTCGGTGTCTGACGTCTCAACGTGGGCGGCGATCTCATCTATGAGACCGACTTCCTCGTAGGTTTGGTAAAATCCACCGGACGTGGTACGCGGAACGCGTTCACGCCGATGAATACCATTCCCTCGATCAATCACTGACAAGGTCCTCCTGTAGTTCGTCGGATAGAGCCACCCGTCCGGTTTATGACGTTTGGTTCTGTTCACAGTACTGGTAACCGTCTTTTGGACGGGTGCCGTCGAGACCACCTTAGAGACAACCCCAGTACCAGTTATGCGAGTCAACACTGACCCGCGCTGGCCCAGGGACTCTGAGAAGGTTTCGATCGGCATAATACACCAGTGTAAGTGAACGACGGAGGAGACTTCTGCATCGCCGGTACATCCGGACCTAATGCAGGTGCTGTAACGAGTGCGCCTGAAGGGACAATTGTTCACCCCTCACGTTTAACCATTGTGCGAAATCACTAATGGAGAGCACTCACACGTCACAGGCCCGTCAGCATACTTGACGGAATAAAGGCAGAGATAGCCTGACCCCTGTTGAACGCCTAAAGATCACCAGTTAACTTTAGTGATCCTTAGCACAGCTGGGATACGATTTAGTATCCCTTCTACACGCAAGGCACCGCCCTACGGGCAACGACTTTCCGTTATGGAAGCCGTAATAGCACCACCCCTACTG